GCTAATCTTTAATACGATAGTGATTAGCAACATGATGATCGTACCCGCCGCGCCTACGCCGATATTCTCCAAGCGTTTCAGTCGCGCACAGATGCCGTCATAGCGCAGAGCGCACACTTCCTCATGCGTGTTCAGCCGCGCTTCGGTTTGGTCGATGGTCGTCACGTCAGCGCCTCACTGATTGTTCTGGTTGGCCATTGCGTTCTGCACGCGCTCACCCGCAAGCGCCGCAGGAGAACGGGCAACCTTGCCAGCAGCGCGGGCGCCGGTCGCGGCTACCTTCCCGACCGTGCGCGCGCGACCTTCTGCGGCCATTGCCTTTTCGATAGCCGCAGCGGCAGCCTGCGGGTCGAGCATCTCCGTGGCCAGTTGGATTGCCAACTTGCTGTCGATCTCACCAGCCACACGCGACATGATGTCGTTGGCTACCGCCGTGACGCGGCTCATCAAGTTGGGCAGCCGCGCGCCCCGCCCGCCGGCTGATGCCAGTTTATCTACCTTCGGCGCAACCGGCGTACCCTTCTGCGCTTGGATTTCGGTGCGCTTGGCGCGGGCCAAGTCGTCGCGGATGGCCTCGACCACACGAACCTGGTCGGGCGTAAGAATGTCCGTCAGCGCCTTGAACCGTGCTTCGCCCGTCGTCGCGCGCTTGATCGTGCCGGCGGCGTCCTTAACTGCGGTGGCAAAGACGCCGGCGCGCTCTTGGCCAGCACCCAGCGGCGCAGTTAGTTTGCCTTCCAGATACTGACCGACTTGCATCTGGTTGATTGGTTTACTCATGGCAGAAAAAGTTGCGCGGGCTTGGCCATACTCAGGCGCGTTTTTTTCTAGCCAACCTACCAAACGATCTTTTACGGTTATAACTTGTTTGCGTTCGCTTTTTGCCAACGCAGTGTCGCCGGTGCGGGACAACATCTTATCTAATGAGAGTTTTACGTGGTGGATAAACTGCGCAGGATTGTTGGCAAATGTTACACCCTTTGATTTTGAAAATTTTAGAGCATCCGGCAATGCCTGCTTAATGTACGGATCGTCAGCAAGTTGCATAAGTGTTGGGTCGGCAGCAAACTTACGTGCAAATGCTTGGTTGTACAGCGGACTCGCCGCAGCTTCGCGCGCCGCAATTGCTGTCGTAATGTCGTCAGGCGTCTTACCAACTCCGCGCATGGCGTTGGCCCGCGCCGCGCTCTGTTCGCCCGCGCGCGCGGCGTACTCAGTCGGAAGCACCTTTTCGGCAGACGCGCCGAGGGCAGAGAACTTGGTAAGGCCCAGCGGCGACGCGGCCTGTGCGGCGGTCGGCTTGCTACCAGGCACCGTCTCAAGGAGCGGGCGTTGAAGTTCGCGCACAACATCTGCCGCGCGGCCTTCTGTAGCTTCAAGATACGCAGCGCCCTTGGGGTCAAAGAATCGCTGGGCGGCAACCGGCGCGCGCTCGACAATTTTTGCAGCGCCCCGTGCTGGTTTTGCCAGCACGTTGACCGGGTTTGTCGCTTCGGCAGCACGGGTCATCATGTTTGCGGTTTTGGTTGCGCCAGCAGACACGCTAGGCGCAACGCGCGCGGTAGCTGCCGCAGTGCCGCGCGCCAATCCTGCGCCACCAGTAAAAACCATAGATAGATCGGCGACCGCGCCGACAGGGTCTTCCGCGATTGTGCGCTTCAGCGCGTCAACGGAGCCGTACCGTTGTGCAAAGACGCCGCCGAACTGTTTGGCGGCGTTGACTGCCCGCTGCGTCGCTGCGGGGTCTGTGTCAATCTTAGCCATAAAGTTACGCACCGGCTCTGGCAACGCCAAGTTGACGCCGCCCGCAGCGATGTCCAACATTGACCCAGCGGTCTTGACCGGGTTGGTAACGGCTTCGTACAGACCTTTGCCAAATTGAACGGCGCTGCCAGGAATGTTCTGTACAGCCTGCGATCCCATATCCACCAACGACATCGAAGGCGGCGGAAACCGTTGGCGCATAGCTTTAAGCATTACTTGCTGCGAAGTGCCTTCCGGAAACGCATATGGGTTGCCGTCCGGGCCTTCGATAATGATATCACGCATTACTCAAAACCCCCTGTAGCCGGGTTAAAGCGCAGAGGTTTTTTTGTGCCCTCTGCCGCCCGCGGTTCTTTCAATTGAAAGCGGTTTGGGTAACGTTCAAATTCTTCGGCGTATTGGTTCAGGTATGTGTCCCGCACGCGATCTGCCGCGCCTTGCGCCGCGCTTTCAATAATATCAAGTTGGTTATCCAAATCTTTTGCGCCCATACCTGTAACCTCTAGGTCGGCAATCAGATCGCGGACAATTTTCCACTCTTGCACAGCCATCGGGCCAATCGCGCCGCTCAGAGCGGCTTGCGCTTTACCGAGAGCGGTAACTTTACCAATCAAGTTTTTAAGTTTTGTGTCGGCAGTTTTTGAAGCGCCGGTCACGCTAGGAAGGTAGCCGCTGTAACCAGTGATTGCTTCTTTCTGGTCAGGCGTAAGGTCGCGCACCGCTTTTACCGCTGCCAAAACACCCGACACAGGGTTTGTCATAGCGTCGATTGTTGACTCTGCGGTTTTGTAATCCTTGGCAATGTTAGTGCGAAGTTTGGCCTCTTGCACCGCCGTCAGCGGCTTAGGCCCGACATCGCGCGCGGCCTTTACTTTCGCCAGTTCTTTAGCGTACACTTCTTCTGGTGTTTCGCGCGAACTGCGGGCTTTGGCTGCAGCTTCCGCGACCGATTCCCTTCCTGCGGGCAACCTACCGCGCGCTGCTTGGCCAGTAGCCACATATGCGTTCGGGTCAAATTGCACTTGCTGCGCCATCGGCGCACCGCCCTCAGGGCGGTAGACGGCGCTTTGCATACCGCCCGGCGCGACCTTGATGTTGTTCTGCGCGAGGAACGCATCGACGCGGGGGGCGGCTTGCGGGCCGCCTAACTGGCGAAGTTGTTCGACAACGTCGGCACTGATCTGGCCTGTCTGCTTTGCTTCGTTCAGCGACGCCAGCAGCGCGGCCTGCGGGTCTGCGCCTTGATCCGGCGAGAACGCTGCGGGGCGGAACATACCGCCGGCTGCGGGCGCAGGCACTGCGGGCGCTGTCGGGGTCGTTGCGGGCGCGCCAGGCGCGGGGGTGGGCGCTGCACCGCTAGGGGCCAATTTATATTCTGGAATTTCAAACGCGCCAGGTTTGTCAAAACCGCCGGTGCGCGTAACCATGAAAGTTCCGTCGTCTTTCTGAACGACTTGCGTTTCCAGCGGGCCGTAGGTCGCTCTGAAATTGTCGCTGACGCTACCGACCATTTTAAGCAATTCGTTGCGGTCAAATCTTTCCAACGGCAAATTGGCGCGAAAAGCCGCCGCGACTTCTGGCGCGTCTTTATCCATGTCACGCAGCAAAAGTTCGTACCCAGCAGCGTTCATGGTTTGGCCGGCGCGCTTAGTATAGAAATCAATTTTCTTACCGTTGTTGTCGATCTGCGCCTGCGTAATGTCGCGTTCTTCTTTTGCCCGCGCAATTTCCAACTGCTGCTGCTGCGCCGCCGCTTGACGTTCAGCAGCGCGCTGCTGCGACATCATGTTGATGAACTGCGCGCCCTGCTGGATCGCAGGCGCCAAGAAGTTGCCTTGCGGTGCGCGGGCTTGGAGGGCGATTGCTTGATTGGCCATTGTCCGTCCTTAATTAAGGGCCGAAGTCACTGTATACGTTTTGCGGGGGGCGCTTCGCCATAGCATTGTAGTAACCAGTCTGCGCTTGAAGCAGCGGATAAGACGCCGCCGCTTGGCCGATGCTGCTGAGTGCGCCGCCCAGCGCGTTGGCCTGACCGACGTAGCTAGATGCGCGGGCCGCGCCGGTGTTATAAATGTTAGCCTGCTGGTTCTGGCTCGACTGACCGACATCGCCCGTCATGACGTTGGTTGCTGTCTGCCCCGCACCCATCAGCGACTGAAGCGGGTTCAAACGCGCGTTGCGTTCAATCTGGTAGCGGTTAAAGGCGTTGCCGTATTCTTGGCTGGCCGATTCCTGACCGAACCGCTGAATGCCTTTCAGCGTCGGGCCTGACTGCAATAGGCCACGGGCTGCGGCTGACCGCTCCAGCGCCTTCATGCCTTCCGATTGGCGGAAGGCGTAGCCAGGGTCTTGCTCAAACTGCTCCATGCCAAACGGCTTGGCTAGACTGCCGTAGTCCGCCGCCGACTTATCACCGCCGACACCCAGCAACTGCATGATCTGCTCTTGCGCGGTCAGGCCAGCTTGGCGGAACGGTTCTTGCAGGCCGATCTGGCGCTCCAGCATCCGTTCATCGGTTGCCCGCGCTTCGCGCGATGCCTCCGCTTGAATGTTGCCAGCCTTTCTGGCCCCACCGGCTGCGATTACGCCGCTGCCGATTGCGGCTACCCCAGAAATTGCTGCTGCTGCTGCCAAACCCATATTAATGCTCCGTCAATTGCATACGGTAAACTTGGCTGTAATCTAGCGCGCCCAAACGCTTATATAACATGGAAAGTCTAGGGCCGGAACCCCGTTGACCGGCTTCCAAAAACACTTCATCTACACCACGTTTTTTCAAATCGCGCAACGCCGCGCGTTGCAATTTTAAGCCAAGACCGGGGAACGTTGGGTCAGCGTAAAACGTTGTGTGCGTAGCCGTCGTCAAGTTTTCACCCGCCATCGACGGCGCGACAAGCGTCATTAAGTAGCCAAACATACGCCCATTGCAGCGGGCAGTCATAATCTGCATGGCCCCTGCGTCGTAGATGCGCTGCATCATCCCAAGGTTCTTGTTCTGCCAGTTACCTGGCGGCTCACCAACAGCGACCAGATGGTCGTCAAACAGCTTCGCCGCGCCGTCTAGCCAATCATCAAAAGTTTCTGTTTGGAACGTAATACCTTCAGGTTCTACAGGTTTACGGGTGGCCATAGCCGCAAGCGTTTGGTGCTTTGCAATGGCAGCTATCTTTTCCAGCGCCGGCGAATATGCGTGTGCGTACCGCATTAGTGCGGGCATATCTATCTGGATGTTTATCGGCGCCAACCGCGCCCAATGGTTGTGGTCGTGCGCGTGAGGAAGGCAATGTTCGAACGCAGCGGCGCAGGCCGTCTCATCGTTTAGATCGTCAAAGTTGACCGAAAGGACGTTAGCGCACCGTGCTTCAATCTGGTCTAGCTTGCGGTCTAATTTGATTATGGTCTGTTCAAGCACGGCGCGGTCAAAAGCCAACCCCGGCAGACGCATCAAGCTATCCACCACTTCACTAACCGGGCGGCGCACGATCAAGATGCGCGCGCCGGGCGCAAAACGATCTAGCAGACGCCACCACGGCGCGGCGGCTGTCTCTGCGGTGCCGATATTAGGCTGTGAAAACCACGCCGTCACGTCGTCAAGACTGCGTGCGCGGCGTAGTTCTTCATGCCCGCACACCCAATCGCCGTATGTCAAAAACCGCGACAGCCACGCCGTGCGCGATCTAGGCAATGCAAAGACAACGAATGGTGGCATCAGCTAATCTCACGTCCCGACGCGCGGATGTTGATCGTCAGCGGCGCGGACGCCAGCGTCGAGATAAACCCGTTCGGGTTCAGGACGTGGCCCACCAGTTCCGGGAACGTGTAGGTTTCGGACGGCTGGAGCGTCTTGGTCTTCACGATCAGGTTCTGCGTGCCAGAGGTGTCGGCTGCCGTCACAAGGTTGACGCTGATCGACGCCGCTGCCGCGCCGTAGTTGGTGGCCGTGAATTTGTCGATGATCGTCGTCACGTTGGTCGCAGTGTACTGCGTGGACTGCGTATCTTCGGCGACCTTGGCCGGGATCAGGGCTTTGGCGGTAACAGACATGGCCTATCCTTATATTGCTTCGGCGACTAAATTTATATCCGCCGACGCCAAAATGGTGGTGGTGCCGATACGTCGGATGCCGACATTAAGCGTTGCGTCTTGAAAAGAGGTGCTGCTGACCAGCCAAGTGCGTGTTGATGTCAGTGCCAGCCAAGCATCGGTAGCTGAACTACCGCCGCTCAACGACCCTGACACCAGACTGGCGTACACTTCGTAGTTGGCCGCCTGAGCCGCAGGGACGCACCAGTTGTACAGCAGTGTGGACGCCCCGCCGTTGACGCTTTTGAACGCGCTGCCGCTGCTGTTAAGCTCGTACTGAGCCGATGCCGTTAATCCGGGATTGAAGCCGTATATGTACGCAGGGTCAACCGTGATGGTCACGGCAGACGCCGCCCCACCCGACGTACCCAGCAAGGACAGCACCGCGCCGCTCATCAGGACAGCCCTGCGCCAGTGATGGCCCACACGGTCGTGTCCACCTTGACGCACGTCGCCAGGCCGTAGTTGGCCAGTGTCCGCGTGCCGGTGTTGGTCGTGCCAGCCTGCCGCAGCGTGTCGGTCGTGATGGCGATGCTCTGGCTGCTGCCGCTGTTGTTGTAGATGACAACCGTCGCGCCAATCGGAAACGCCGCTGCGCTGTTGGCCGGGATCGTGACGCCACCGGTGGTGATCGAGATGTGCTTGCCGTTGTCGGTCAGCGCCAGTTGGTAGGCTGACGTTTGGGCGTTCTGCGGTGCGCCGCGGTAGCCGATGCTGGTCGCGCCAATCGTGCCAGTGGCCACAAGCACCACGTCTTGATCCAGCGCCGTGATGTCGTCGTTGGCGCCTGACTTGGCCGCGCCGAGGGCGGTGCGCGCGTTGGCAGCCGTGGTTGAACCCGTGCCGCCGTTGACGACCGCGACCACGCCAGTGACGTTGGACGCCGTGCCGGTGGTGTTGCCGTTGAACGTCACGCCTGACCCGATGGTGCCGCCGGTGATGGCCACCGCGTTGGCGTTCTGGAACGCCAGCGACCCAATCGTGACGATGTTGTCTACCGTCCAAATCGTGGCGTTAGCCGAATCGGTCAGCACGACCTTGTACGAGGTGCCGTTGCTGTACCAGATGTTGGCCTCGCCGCGGGAGTCCAAGATCACCGGGTTGGTGTTGGCCACAGTGCCGGCGCCGGTCGTGAAAGTCGCCAGCGGCGCGGTCGTGCCGGCGGCGTAGGTGTAGACCTTACCGCCGACCAGCGGCGCGCCGGAAGCGTCCAGAAACTGCGCTTTGGGTGAAGGAGAAAGAACGGCCATTAGTAGCCCCCATCTGAGCTAATGTTGTTGGTCACGGTAAGGATGACCGAAGGAACGGACGGATGCACGGCAGACGCAGCATCTGCCAGAAGGATAACCGATGTGTTGTCCACTTCCCACATCAATTCAATATAATCCCCTGCGTTTAACTCGATAACGTAATTCCACGCCGCAAGAATTTCGGCGTTGTTGCCTTGTATGCGGATTTGGCCGGCGCTGTCCGGTACGTTTACGCCGTTCTTACGCAGCCAAACCCAGACCAACCCGACGCCGCCGGCTGTTTTATCAACTTGCGCGGAAAATTGCACGTTATATACGTTCAGCGTATCAACGTAGATACGCGACGTAGGTGTGCCGCGGGTGACACCAACCGACAAATCAACCGTGTTGAACGTCATCGCGTAGGCGGTGTTGATAGCTGCCGCTGTCTGCGTGGTGGTGTCGTAGAACGAACCGTAGCGGCGGCGGGGCAACTGCGGCGTGTATGGCGGCGACACCGATAGGTTCTGGATTTCGGTCTGCAACACAGCCGCCAGCGACGCAGCGTCGCCGTCAGGGCCAAGCTGCAAATCTTGCAGCGTAAAGTCATTCTGCCCGCTGCCGGTCAGCCGAAATAAACTTTCAAAAAACCGAAACCATTCACGGCTGACCAACCCTGTGTTCGGGTCAACCATTGGCACACGCGGCGGTGTGATGTTGGTGATGTTGACGCCGTTAGGCATTGGTGCCGCTCAACATCAGTTCGGCGTCAATGATGACCAGCTTGACCGGGTCGGTGCCAGACACCTCGTACACGCGGTCGCGCAGTTTCATTGTCATACCCAAGCGGCGCCAGATGGCGCGCCGGCCGTAGCCGCCGATCCTGCCGATAGACACCCAATGCTCGTTCGACCATGTGTGGCCGCCGTCGTCCGACCAACGCAGCATGATCTGCGGGTCGGCGCCCTGCACTGGCGTTATGCTATCTGAAACCGTATCAATGTAGTCGCCTGATTCTGTGATGATAAGGTTGTCGTTTTCAGTCAGCAGCAATTCAGAGAAAACGTCGAAAGGAGCATAGCCAGACAAGCCCACGCCGGACTCAAACATGATCTGGAGGCTGTGCTGCGCCGTGCGCTTCAGGTTGTTCTGGCCGGTCGGCAACGCCCGCCACGACCGCAGCCACTTCTGCGGTGTGCCGTTGTCGGCGTAAGTCGTCAGGTCGAAGGTGTAGATGTTGGCGTTCAGGTGATCGCCGATGACGATGTTGCCAAGAAAGTTGCACTGGTTGTTGCCGCGGTGGCGCGAGAACACGCCTTCGTTGAAATACGCCCGTTCGTGCCAAGCCCCGGTGGCGACATCCAGCACCCACGTCGTGTTGGCAGAGGGAAAGTTCAGGACGTAGAAGGCGTGGCCGTCCTGCTGGTAGGTGTAAGCCACCGCGTCGGACATATTGAGGTATTGCTGGATTTGCCACTCGACCGCGTGCGTGGACACGCGCTGGCCGACGTAGCCGGTCGCCCGGTAGACGATGCCCTGCCCGCGTGCGTCGGTTCCCAACCAAAACACGCCGTTGTCCAGCTTGGCGATGGAATAGGGCGCGACGCAGCCAATCTCGTTGAACGCGCCTTGAATGCGTGCCAGCGGAAAGTCCGCCGTGCCAGCGTTGTACCAAACTTCGGTGCTGTCGGTGCCGAACACCCACACTTCGCGGTGATCGACGATCAGGCCGACGATGCCGTCCGGCGATCCTTCGGCGCTGACAAAATCCAGCGGGTCAATCTGCGTGCCGTCCAGCAGGCTGGTGACGTACAGCCGCTGGCTGTTGGGTGGGTTGAACACGAAGTAGCCGTCGAGATAGCCGACCGTCACCGCGCCTGGGAAGTCAGGATCGGTGACTTGCACAAACGTGTTGGTGGACTCGGTGTAGACGAAGGCGTCCGGGTTGCACGCGAAGATGATCTGGTCGCCGTTGTCGGCGATGGACACCGGGCCGGTGCCAGTGACCGACCCCAGCAGCACAGGCGTGCCGGTCAGCGAAGATAGTTTGTAAACCTCGTTGCCCGACACGACGAAGAAGTCAGAGCCTTGCGTCTGGTGCGCCCACAGCCCCCGGATCGGCCCCGTGCCAACGGCCTGCTGTAGCTTCAGCCCTGGCGCGCGGTTGAGGAACGCAGGCATTTGTCCACCCTCTGGCACAACCTCTGGAAAGAGGTTGACCATGCGCGCGTCCGCAGCGTTGATGCTGCGGGCGACATAACTTGAGCCAAGGATGGGCGACTTCATACTGGTTATGCGCCCCAAGGCAGCGGCGGGGTGACAGCCGAAGGGGCGATCTGTTCGCTGATCTGGTTGGCTACGGCGGCTTCGTAGGCAGCAACTTGTTCAGCGCCCATCGCGGTTTGCACCCAGCCAATCACCTGAGCTTGCGTCAGGTCAGCATAAGGCGTGAACGGGGCATCTGGGTCAACCGACACACCAACAGAACCATAGACAGAACCAACGTAGGTGCCATCGGTGCCGGTCAACGTCCAGTGGACAGTAAAGACCACATCAGTCTCGCCGTCAAGTTCAGGGTAAGCGTCCATCTGTACGACGGCCCAAGTGTGGGTAATAGTCATAGTTCAGTCTCCTTTAGTGAAGGTTAACCCAAGCGCCTTGTGAATACACTTGCAACTTGTCGGTCGTAACGTTGAACAGGATAAGCCCCTCTTGCGGTGCGCCGCCACCAATGGCGTCTCGCTGTGCGGTACTCATGCGCGGCGGCAGAAAGCCCGCCGTGGTTGACGAAACATCCAATATGGCGGTCGCGTCGGGGCTGCTCGTACCGATACCAACCTTGCCTGTGTTAGTAATACGCATACGTTCGGTGGCATTGGTCTTGAATACGGTGTCGGCGCTACCTTCGTTGGTGATGACTATGCCGCCCGTGCCGGTCTGGATAAGGTCGAGGCCGCCGTTGGCACCGGCGTAACGGATGAGGCGGGCTTGAAAGTCACCCCCAGAAAGGGCGTGAAGGTCAATATATGCAAGGCCGGAGCCGGTGCGGTTGGCACCAAGTTCAAGTTGAGCATCTCCAGTCGTAAGCCCGGTACCAGTTGTAATTGCGGCCCCAAAGCTTGCGCTTCCAACCACGTCCAGCTTTGTAGTCGGAGTGGTCGTACCGATCCCGACGTTACCGCCGCTAAATGAGTAGACCGAAGCTCCAAACTCCAACGGGGTGGTGACGGTATTTGTAGAGTTGACAGCGTAAATAGAGCCGCCCGTTCCGAGGTTGACAGGGCCGCGAATAAGAACACTGTTGCTCGCTCCGGCCAAAACGTGAAGCAAGCCTTGCGGCGCGGTCGTCCCGATCCCGACGTTGCCTGCGGCAGTGATGGTCATCTGAGTTGTGGGGCTGGCAACGCTGTTGCCGATGAAATCAAAGTTACCAGTGGAGCGGTCATACGCGAGGCGTCGGATACCGCCAGACCCGGTGCTTGGTGACCCAAAATACAAAGTTGAGACAGCGGCGGATATACCAGCGCCAACCTGATCCGTGGTATTGCCGACAGCCAGAAGCTGCGGCGGCGCGGTCATCCCAATTCCGACGTTGCCTGCGCTGTCGATGCGCATAGCTTCAACGCCGCCTTCGCTGAACGCGATGGTGTCAGCGGCGGGCGACCACATGCCGGTGTTGAGGTCACCAGTGAAGGTGTACGACGGCGTGGCAACCGCGCCGAGGCCGTTAGCGATGTACGGTATGGTGTTTGCGTTCAGAATATTGTTGATAGCCGTGCGCTTGGTGACGCCGCCCTGCACGACCGGCAATTCCTCAGTGCCAGCCAGAGGGACTGTAACTGCGGGAAGTTGAGAGATTTTGACGTTAGCCATCGTCAGTAGTTCCCTGCGAAGATGTTGAACCGCTGACGGGTTGCCACGATGCTGTACGGCATGGACATGATGTCGTCAGGGTTGTTGATGCGCTTGAGATTGCGCTTGCTGGTCATGGCGATCCGCTGCACCTGGGGCGACGGTTCGACGCCAAACTCTGGCGCCATCTCGCAGGCCAGATTGTAGCGGAACGCCCGCAGATAGCCCGGCGGAAACGTCAGTTCGGTGGCCAGCAGCGCAGGCTTGGTCAGTTCCTCGACAGAGATGAAGTGCCATTCCAGCGCGCGCGTCGGGCGCGGGTAGATGTACATCTCAATGTCGGGGAACGTGTTGTTGACGAAGATCACTTGCGGGAACGTCGAGGTCACGGTCTTGACCGCAATCCCGTTGTACTGCTGCTGGTTGATAAATTTGATGC